TAATACTTGCAAAAGTTCCAGTCGAAACTGCAGACGAGCGTAACGCTTACTTTAATAGCCAAGCCAGAGACGCTATGAGCGGTGTAGACCAAAACTTCTTGCGAGAAAGCGACCCTAAAATGCCTTTGAAAGATAGTGATATCCAAAGGTCATCTAAAGTCGCATTTGGTAGTAGGAAAAATTCCGAAAGTGATTAATTTGTATTTAATATAAAGAGGTAAAAATAAAATGGCAAATACAGACGCACCTAATGGATTTACTCCCGCATATCACATCTATGGTGGTACTATCAGACCTGCTGAAATGAGAATAGCTAGTGGATATAACACTTCTATTTTTAGCGGTGACGTGGTAACTTTATCAAGCGGCTATGTTGAACAAGCAGGAGCCACTGATACACCTATAGGTGTTTTTTACGGAGTATTCTTTACAGCAACGGATGGAACTCCTACGTTTTCTAAAGTATGGACAGGAAGCACAGCTACTCAAGGTAGTGCTGACGCCAAAGCTCTTGTATACAATGACCCTGGAATCGTATACGAAGCTCAATTTACAGCGGGAACTCCTGCAGTAAGTTTTATTGGTAACAAATACACTTTATCAACTACTGCTGGTAGTACATTAAACGGCAGAAGTAAAGAAGGTGTAACAGCAACTACTTCAAGTGGTGTAGCTTTATGTGTAGGGTTTAATCTAGCACCAAGCAACTCAATAGGAGCTAATGCTAGAGCTTACTTTACTTTCCCAACTAACACATTTGCAGTCTAATTAGGAGGACATCATGGCAATAAATAGAGCCCAACTCGTAAAAGAGTTAGTTCCTGGTCTACATGCTCTCTTTGGATTAGAGTATGACCGTTATGAAAACCAACACGAAGCTATCTTCGACACAGAAAACTCTGATAGAGCTTTTGAAGAAGAAGTTATGCTTTCTGGTTTTGGTCAAGCAACCGTAAAAGGTGAAGGTGCAGCTGTTAGTTATGATACTGCTCAGGAAGCGTGGACCAGTCGTTACACACATGAAACAGTAGCATTAGCTTTTGCATTGACAGAAGAAGCTATCGAAGATAATCTCTACGATACTCTTTCTTCCAGATACACAAGAGCTTTAGCTAGGTCAATGTCAACAACTAAACAAGTAAAAGCAGCTAACGTATTAAACAATGCGTTTAGTTCTTCTTTTGTTGGTGGTGACGGAAAAGAACTGTGTGCAACAGACCATCCAACAGTTGGTGCAGGTGATTTGAGAAATGAACTTGCAACAGCAGCAGACCTTAACGAAACTTCTTTAGAACAAGCATTGATTGACATTGCTGATTTTAAAGATGAAAGAGGATTAAAGGTTAATGCACAAGCAGTAAGACTAATAATTCCACCTGCTCTACAATTCGTAGCAGACAGACTAATGGAATCTCAAGGTCGTGTCGGAACTTCAGATAATGACATCAACGCTATTAGAAATCTAGGAATGATTTCTGGTGGTTATACTGTCAACAATTATCTAACTGACACAGACGCTTTCTTCATTAAAACTGATGTTCCTAACGGATTAAAACATTTCGTTAGAACTCCAGTTTCAACCAGCATGGAAGGAGACTTCGAAACTGGTAATGTAAGATACAAAGCTAGAGAACGTTACAGTTTTGGTTTCAGTGACTGGAGAGGAATCTTCGGCTCACCTGGAGCTTAATCTTAAACGATTAGTAGGAAGGGGAACTTCGGTTCCCCTTTCTTTTTGGTAAAAAACAAGATAGACTTTACCAAACTAGGTAATAACTTATTCTATAGACTGACCTAGCAGACAAGCCAAGACTATAGAGTATTTTTCTTTTAGGAGGAAAAAATGGCAAAATCAACATTTTCAGGTCCAGTAAGGTCACTTGCTGGTTTTATTTCCGCAGGAAATGCAAACGCAGTTAGCTTAACAGCTGACACAACTTTAACAGTAGACGCTCACGCAGGTAAAATCTTGTTGTGTAACGACGCTGACGGTAAATTCACTTTACCTAGTATCGTAGCAACAGCTCCTGGACGTGATGACGACCCAAACCAAACTAATAACTTAGGTGCTACTTTTACTTTCGTAGTAGAAACAGCAGCTACTGATTTAGATATATTAACCGACGGAACAGATAAATTCGTTGGAGGGTTATACACAGGTGTAAATAATGCAACTGGAAAAACTTTTATATCTGGAGCAACTAATGATGTTATTACTTTAAACGGTACTACTAAAGGTGGTCTTGCAGGAAGTATAATAACAGTAACAGCTATAGCTTCTGCTAAATATGCCGTAGAAGGTATTACTTTAGGTTCAGGAACTTTAGTTACTCCATTTGCTGACGCGTAATAATTTAGGAGCTTAAAATGCATTCATCAGATGTAAAAGTAACAGTCCCTTTAACGAGTTCAGGACAACTTCAAGGATATATAGGTAGTGGTGCAGGTAGTGCCACAAACTTAGGTCCTATAAGAATTAAGTCCATTCAAGCTCAAACAAGTGCGGCTGACGCTAGTATAAAAATATATGATGGCACTAGTGCTTCTGGAACTAAATTATTAATAGAGTTTAAATTTGGTAGTGCGGCAAATGAATCATTTGACCAAAGATTACCAAGCGACGGAGTTAGATTTAGTACTGGAGCTTATGTCGTATTAGCAAACTGCGACTTTTTTGTAGCATACGTTTCTTAATATGGCAACTTCTGGAACTAGAGCATTTAGTTTAGATGTAGCAACCGCTATCGAAGAGGCTTACGAACTTGCAGGTATGGAAGTTCGTACCTCTTACGACGCGGTTACTGCACGACGTTCAATGAATATAATGTTTGCCGATTGGTCAAACAGAGGTATTCAAATGTGGGAAGTATCTAAAGTTACCCAAGACTTAACACAAGGTACTAATGAATACACAATAAACTCATATGACATAGATATATTAGACGCTTATATCAGTAAAACTGAAAACGGAGTAACAACCGACCATAATATGGAGCGTATAGATAGAAACGAATATATTAGAATACCACAAAAATCAACTCAAGCTAGACCAACACAGTTTTGGTTAGAAAGAGTTAAAACACCAGTAATACACATTTATCCAACACCAGAGAATTCAACCGACAAACTCATTTACTATGTTTGGAGAAGAATAGAAGATTCTACCGCTTCTGTGAATGATGTAGATATACCAAGTAGATTTATGCCTTGTTTAGCTTCTGGGTTAGCATATTATTTATGTCTAAAAAAGAACGTACAAAAAGCACCTTTAATAAAACAACAATATGAACAAGATTTACAGAATGCCTTAAAATATGACGAAGATAGGTCTTCTGTTAGGATAGTACCGAAACAACAATATATCTAATGGCTTACGCTTCTGGTAAATATGCAAAATTTATATGCGATACCTGTGGCTTTGCATACCCATACACAACAGCAAAAGTAACTTGGAAAGGCAACAGAGTTTGTGAAGAATGTTACGAGCCTAAACACCCACAAAATGACCCTCCGTTTTTAACAGTAGATTCAGAGGCATTATTCCAACCCAGAACCGAAGTATCTTTACCTCAAGCACAGTTAGGTAGAGTTTTTACGGATAATCCAGGAAATGTCAACCCTAATGAAGATTTAATAGGAACTAAATTTTCTTTATTCGCTGTAACAAGCTCTGTCGGTAATCTAATCGTTTCTGTAGCAGATGGAAGTCAAACAGTAAGCACTAATTCTTTTTTACTTTCTTCAAGTTTAGGTAGTATTGTAGTAAGTGGGGATATAGATTCCACTTATCAAGTAACGGGACAAGCTGGTACATCTAGTTTAGGAACACCTACTATTAATACTAATTACACAGAATATGCGGTTACTGTAGCCTCTTATTCAGGAGCAAACAGATACTACATAGATGGAGTTGTATACCCTACTTTAAATTTGTCTGAAGGTAGCATATACAGATTCGACCAATCTGATTCATCTAATTCTGGACATCCATTAAGATTTTCCACTACTTCTAATGGTAGTCATGGCGGAGGCACAGAATATACAACAGGAGTCACTACTAATGGAACCCCTGGAAGTTCAGGAGCTTATACACAAATAACTGTTGCGGTAGGAGCCCCAACCCTTTATTATTATTGTACAAATCATTCTGGTATGGGAGGACAAGCTAATACTCCATAATCAGAGTATAATTTAATTATGAGTTTTACTTACACACAATTAAAAACGGCTATTCAGGATTACTCTGACTATTCTGAAACTTCTTTCGTAAATAACTTAGATAATTTTATAAAAACAGCTGAAGAAAGGATTTTAAAAACAGTACAATTACCCGTTTTTAGAAAAAATGTAACGGGTACAGCTACTGCGAGTAATACTTATTTAGCCACTCCTAGTGATTTTTTATCTCCGTATAGTTTAGCTGTAATAGATTCAAGTAATAATTATAATTATTTATTGTTAAAACACGTTTCGTTTATAAGAGATTACACTCCAAACGCTAGTACTACTGGAGAACCCCTTTACTATGGATTATTTGATGATAATACTTTTATTTTAGCTCCAACCCCTAATTCTAATTACACATTCGAACTACATTACTATTATAGACCCGCTTCTGTAACTTCATTAGCTTCGGACGGTAAAAGTTGGCTTTCAGATAATGCTCCTAATGCTTTGCTGTACGGTGCATTAGTTGAAGCAGCAGTATATATGAAACAAGACCCTAATACGATAGGATTATACGAAAGTAAATTTCAAGAAGCATTAGTTTTATTAAAATCTTTAGGAGAGTTTAAGAATATGAGAGATGAATCTAGAAACGATAGTATAAAATTAACACCACCAGTAAAACAATCAAATGTTTGAGATAGAGGTAAAAAGTAATATAGGAGATATTTCTGTAGCTACTGAAAATAACAAAGGACATTCTTCAGATTATTGGGCTCAAAGATGTGCCGATAAAATCTGCGGTATTTCTGAAAGTGCTACACCTGAAGTTAGGCAACAAGCTGAAGCGTTCAAGGTAGCTATTTATCAGACAATACTTTATTATATGAACCAAGCTATCACCAGTGATAGAACAACTGTAACCCAGATGTTAAATAAACAAGGTCATGGTGATTTAGCTAAAATTATTAAGGAGCTTTAACATGGCAATAACTTCAACTTTAACAACTAGTTTTAAAACTGAACTTTTAACTGGTACTCATAACTTCACCAATAGTAGTGGAGATACTTTTAAATTAGCACTTTTTACAAGTTCTGCTACTTTAGGAGCTGCTACTACAGCTTACGCTACTAGTAACGAAGTTTCAGGTAGTGGATATAGTGCGGGTGGAGGAACACTAACTAACGTTACTCCGTCGGCTGATGGAACAACTGCAATTACAGATTTTGCAGATTTAACTTTTAGTAGTGCCACAATAACTGCTAGAGGATGTTTAATTTATAATAGTTCTGATTCTAATAAATCAGTAGCTAGTATAGATTTTGGTGGTGATAAAACTTCTACAGCAGGTGACTTCACTATTCAGTTCCCAGCAGCAGCAGCAAGTACAGCTATTATCAGAATAGCGTAGGAGGAGAGCATGGCTCTTGTCCTAAACGATAGGGTAAAAGAAACCACTAGTACTAACGGCACAGGTACGATTGACTTAGCTGGAGCCGAAACTGGCTTTGAAACTTTTGTAGCAGGTGTAGGTAATACCAACACTACTTACTACTGTATTGTTCATCAAGCAGCAGATGAGTTTGAAATAGGGCTCGGTACAGTATCAGATTCAACTCCCGACACATTATCAAGAACTACAATTATCAGCAGTTCTAATTCTGACTCCGCAGTTAATTTCTCCGCAGGAACTAAAGATGTATTTTGTACATTACCCGCAAGTAAAGCTGTATTTGGAGACGCTTCTAATAATATTACTACTTCAGGAACTTTTCAAGTTAATCCAAGTTCTTCAGCAAATTTACTTATAGATAGTAGTTCAGACGTTATACAAGCAACAGCTAAAAAAGATGGTACAGACGACATTGATTTAGCTTTTTTTACTCAAGCTTCTGGAGGTACTACAGCAGAAGCAATGCGTATTGATAGTGATGGTAATATTGGTATTGGTACTTCTAGTCCTTCTGACCCCCTTGTAGTATCTGACTCTGGTGCAAGTTCAATTACTGCAAGATTAATTAATACTAATGCAGATGCTAACCCAGCAAATCTAAGACTGCAAAAACTTTCAGGCTCTCCAGCAGACGGCGATTACATAGGTATGATAAATGTTAGTGGAGAGAACGATGCTAGTGAAGAAACTATATTTCAATCCATAGATTTTATCTCAACAGATGTATCAGACGGGACAGAAGATGGAGATATAGTTTTTAGAACTAGAGGTGCAGGAAGTTTAGCAGAAAGAATGAGAATTACTTCTTCTGGTTATGTTGGTATTAATGAAACATCTCCTGACTATTATCTTCATGTAAATTCAGGCTCAGGTAATGTATCAGCAAAATTTGAAAGTACAGACTCAATCTCAGCAATACAATTTGTAGATAGTGGTGGTAGTGCTGAAATTGGGTGTAGTGGAACATCTAATACTTTTTATCCTAATGGTGTCCTGAAAATGTATTTAGACTCATCTGGTAATTTAGTGGCTGCAGGAAATGTAACAGCTTATGGCTCAATGTCAGATGAAAAACTAAAAGAAAACATAGAAATTATAGAAAATCCTATTGAAAAAATAAAAAACTTAAAAGGTGTTAATTTTACTTACAAAAAAGATGGGTCAAAAAGCACAGGACTAATAGCACAAGATTTAGAAAAAGTATTACCAGAAGCAGTTTATACAGCAAAAGATTTAGAAGATGAGGAACACTTAGCTATTCGTTATGGCAACACAGTAGGTTTATTAGTTGAAGCTATTAAAGAATTAGAAGCTAGAGTAAAAGAATTAGAGGATAAATAATGGCACTACCAAGTTCAGGAGCAATAAGTTTAAATCAAATGCACACGGAGGTAGGAGGTTCTTCTGGGACAACAGCATCAATGAATGATAGCGATATAAGAGGATTAGCTAACAAAAGTTCGGGAGCACAAATGTCTTTTAACGAATTTCATGGATTATTTTATAATCAACGCTCTTTTACTTTTACTTGTGGGTATGTAAGTTATACACCTGCAGGGTCAAAATTTCCTGTTACATATCATGGTTGGGACCCAGCTGGATATGTAACAGGAACAGGAAATACTATTGGTTCGGGTTCGGCACAATATGTTAGGTATAACGGAAATAGAATAATTAGAATATTAGCTTGTGTTGCTAATGTTGGTTTTATTAATGTTTTAAGCAT